TCTACATAACCATAACGTGTCATGAAGCTTACTACTGGCTCAAATGTTTGTGGGTCAAGTACTGTACCGCTTGACATCAACGGAATGTATGGGCAATAGAACGCCGCGGCGTCTGTTTCTGTTGCACCTTTGTAACCAACAAGTACGTCATCATTAGCCGCATACTGGTTTACATAAATTCTCATTGTGCCATTCAAAGTACCTACAAATTTAGTATTTGTTGGTGCTTCAAAAGCGCCTTCAGTTGATCTTGCGAACGCTGAAGTTGTAGCACTCTGTAGTACTGTTAGTACTGTTGGGCTTACAACTGCCCAGTTACCAGCGCCACGTCTTGTTCTTGCGGCGATAGTGTTTGCGTTCTTGTTAATAAGAACTGCAAGAGCGGCATGCTCGTCACCTACGAAAGTAGCTGTACCTGATACGCTACCTTGTGCGTATGTATCAGATGCGGCACCAGCAAGTGAACTCAAGCTAGCAATGATCTCTTGGTCGATTTCAGCAGTAATCTCTTGGGCTAGTGCTTGCATGATTTCTGCTTCTACGTCCAATCCGTGCATTGACTGTGCGTCTTGAGCCGCTTCAAAAGTCCAGCGAGCTGATAGCTTTCTGGTTTTTGCTTCGACTGTTTGCTTCAATACTTGGATTGATAGTTTCTTACCACCTGTACCCTCTAGGGCTGAAGTAGCGGCACCTCTATTTGTTGTCGCATCACCTGCGTATCCAGTTGCAATTTGGAATGGGCTTAGTGCCTCATCACCAGCTACAGCTGAATCAAAAGTTTCTGCATAACGTACACGTAGAGTGTGAATTTGTCCAACAGGGCCTGTCATAGGCTGAACACCAACGATTTCGTTGGCGATCACTGTTGGCATAACACGTCTGATCACTGGAAGAATAACCTTGTTAAGGGTTGCAATGTTACCTGCGCCTGTTGCACCACCTGACGCGGCCTCTGAGAGGTACGTTTTAGTGTTTTCAAGAACTGATTCCATTACTTGTTTTTTCGTTCCAGTAAGACCGTCAGTAAGAGCGGTTTTAGTTTCGCTCCAATTTTCCATTAAATTGTCTGCCATTTTAGGTCTCCTTAACTTATACCGGCTAATTTTTGAAGGTAAACAATATCAGCTGTTTGCGATTCAGCTGATGCTGAGGCTTCTGCTTTGTTTCCAGTGACTTCTGTATTAGATTCACTTAGTACCTTCTTATTGGTCTTTGGTTTAGCATCTTCTTTCATAACTGAAGGTAGATACTTGTTGAATGCATTTTGTAGCTTGTCTGTTTTAACACTTTCAAGTAACGCACCCATTATTTCTTTGTGATCTTTGCTTAAAGGTTGCATCATTTCTTGCATAACTTGCTTTCTTTCTGCTGTGTCTTTAGCAATTCGTGCAGTCTTTGCACTTTCTGCTATTGTCACTTCCTTTTCAGCAATGGCTTTGTCTTTGTTTTCAATCTCACTTTGTAGACTTTCAACTACTTTGTTTAACTTAGAAACTTCAGTTCCTTCGTTTAAGTAGCTTGACATAAACTCAGCGGCATACGTTTCAAATATCTTTCGTCCAAAGGTATTTTCTTTGGCTACTTTGATATCTTCACGCAATGTGTTAAGTTCTGACTTAATGGTATTTTCCATTATGCCTTCTACTTTACTTGCGGCTGTTTTAATAAAGTCTGCTTTAGTTTGATTAATAACCTCTTTGCCTTCTTTGATCATTTTGACTTTTGCTTCGACTAGCGAGCGTTTGTCTTCATGAAACTCATTGAGCTCTTTAGTTAATTGTCCCATTACGAAACCTTCCAACTTGGTCATGTTTTCGTCTTGGGCATTACGATCACTGCGAAGTTCGTCAATTTCCTTCGCAAGTGTTTCCATCACAAACTTATCAAGAACTTTTGCATGTTCTTTCATGTGCTTGCGATATGCAACACGATCTTCGTTTACTTTGGCTTTGTCTTCTTGGAACTCTGCGAGTTCTTTTGAAATAACATCACCAATCATGTTATCCATAGCTTCAACCATCTGCTCTTTATCACTTTCGTAACGTTGAGCAAATTCTTCTCTAAGTTCAGCTGTGATATTCTCACGAGCTTCTGTTAGTTGGGTCTCCCAAGCTTCAGATAATGAAGATCTAACCTCTTCAGAGAGCGTATTTGAGTTTAATAGTTCATCCATTGCATGAGCCATATTAATCTCTCCTATATCTCAGGTTTTTAATAAAGTTAGTCACCTCTTCCTGGAGATAACGTTGTGCACCTTTGTCGTGTCTAGTTGCTTCAGCGACATCCATTAATACATTACCCCGGCTATGATTCATAATTCTTTCATAGATTGGATCGGGATAAGCACTAGGAGCACTCGGATTTGCAACAATATCGACTGTAATGATTTCAAAATCTTTAACTATGCCGCTATCGTTAACATTGCCACTGCCTCGGCTTGACACGCCTAAATGACACCCACTCTCAATAAGGGTTTTACAAATGTTTCCCATTGGAGTAGGCAATAGTTTTAGCTTACCAATACCGTTCGCACCATCAGTATCCATTTCAGTGATCATGTGTGATACACGATCTAAATTGATATTGAGGTCATCTGGGTGATCAGCTTCGCCTAATACACTGTATCCACCTTTAATTTTTTCATTTATGCTTTTAACTGCACTATGAATTTCTTCTTTTGTGTAGATACGGTTGTTCTGGTTTCTGACATCGCCTTCAATGAAGATACCCTTCATATACAAGCTCTTACCACCGTTTGCTTCTTCAATGCTCTCAGTGACAATATTAGCTTGACTAAATGAAAGATGCTCTTTTAGCGAGGTCATCATATTACTTCACGCCTTTAATTGGTGATTCTGACTTTGTGTCTTCATCTTTTGCTTTAGGCGCTGGGCTTGGTGAACCAGCTTCTTGTGGACCGTCAACACCCATATCTT